AAATAATGGAATCTTTGATGCAATTACTTTCGTGGATAGATACTTTACCGGAAATGGCCAAGATTTTCTTGTTTATGATGGTGCTTCCACTCGCGCTTTTTCTTTGCCTCCTGGGACGGGATTAACATTCGCCCAAGGCGTATCCAACGGATCTGGAATGAGTGGGATATTCCAATATGGATATGGCTACTTAAATGAAAGAGGATTTTTCGGAGCAGTTAGCACTGGAATTACAGTTTCAGCTACTGGTGTAAGCACGATTACTTTGTCCGGGTTTACTACTCCAACAGGGTATGGAATCACGGCAATTGTTATTTACAGAACTGATCCTAACCTTGGAGACTTGTTTAGAATTGGTTATCTAGCTCCAAATGGTGCTACATTTATTGATAACAACCTTGAGACATCTGATTTTGCGGAACCAGACTATCTGTGGTTTACAATGGCTCCAAAATATCTTGAGGTTTACAATAACCAGTTGTTTATGGCTGGGTTTAGTGGTGCTCCAAGTACAGTTTATTTCTCTGATATTGGAGAGCCAGAGGGAATTCAGCCAACATCATTCTTTGAAGTAAGAACCAATGATGCGGATATGGTCACTGGTCTTAAATCTTACAATTCCAAGCTCATGGTATTTAAGCAGTTCAGCTTTCATGAGGTTTCTGGTGATACCGTTGACAATATTTCGGTAAGACAAATCTCGGATCAATATGGATGCTTGAACAATAGGGCTATTGCTGTTTATGAGCAGTATTGTAACTTTCTAGATCCAAAAGGTATCATTAGGTATACAGGTGCAAACATTGAGGTTCTGTCTACGAGAGTTGAGCCAGTATTTCTTTCAATGAATATCAATAGCGCAAGGAATGCTGCTACTGCAATTCATGCCAAATTAAGAAATGAGATATGGTTTGCTATACCTTACAATGGGGCAACGCTTAATAACCTAATTGTGGCTTACGATTATGCAGTTAATGCATTTACCAAGTACGATGGACCTTTCCCATCAAGTCTTGGATATTTGAAGGCGACCTTTAGTCTACCTACTGCTTTTTATGGAAGTTATAGCGGAACCATTAGTTATTTTGGATCATCTTTCTTAGGTGATAACGGTTCAGCCATTAACTGTCATTTTAAGACAAGATTCCTGCATGATATGGGAAACAGTGTTACTAAGCAGTTTAGAAGATTTTATGTGGATCTTGATCCTGTTATTGGATCAACAAGTGCATTAAATATTTCTTTCTACACTGATTACTCAACTACTGCAGGATTAACTAGGACCATGTACCAAGCTCCATTTCAGTCTAGAATTGACTTTGGATTGCCTGCTAAATCCATGGCTGTTGAGTTGTCCAATAATACGGCAACAGATCCTGTTAGAATTCATGGATTCACAATTGAGTCTAGATTCCAGAGGGCTGTGTAATGAGCAAGATTAGATCATCTGGTGATTTGAGCAATATTAAGGATGACAAGGAATTCAGAAGATTTTGCAGTATTGTTATCAATGATATTGTTTCAACTGTTAATGGTAATTTAGGATTAACAGAGAACACGGATGGATCATTGCAGTCTGTGGATTTTACATCTGCAAACGCAGAGGTCGGAATCACACACAACCTGAATAGATTGCCACTTGGGTACATATTAGCAGGATCAAGTGTGGCTATGAGTTTATACGATGGAGTAACTCCATCTGATAAGAAGTACATTTACTTAAAATCTAATGCAGCCGGAACTGCTAAGATTTATATTTTTTAGGAGGATTTATGGGAAAACTCGGAGCCGCTATCGGATTTGCTGTAGGTGGGCCAGCCGGAGCAGCAGTAGGAAGCCAGATAGGTAATAATAAATCATCTGGTGGGAGCGGACTTAAAGACATAGCTAACAATCTTGGTTATGGCGGCGGTGGCGCTGATGTTCCAGAGGTAGACCCTAGACTTAAAGAAATAGCCACCGAGCAGAGAAAGCAAGCGGAAGCATTTAAAGCTAATCTTCCAAATTACAAAAAGTCTCAATACAACTTGCAAGCTGTAGATGCAAAAAGAGATTTTGCTAATCAGTTGGCAGATATTAGGCAAAAGGCTAATTCAAGAGGACTTCTTTACTCTGGTTTAAGAGCTGGCGGAGAAGCTGAATCAAGAGGTCAGCTTGCAGGTAACCTAGCTGGCATTAAATCTAATGTTAATCAATCTGCAGAGGATCAGGCCAGAGAGTTAGAACTTCAAGCGTTGAACTCTGCTCAAGGTAACGTTAATCTTCAAAACAATAGGGAAGACATACTTTATAATCAGGCTTTGGCTAATAAGCAGGCAAAACTATCGGCTCTAACTGATGCTGCAGGGGTAGCCGGTAAGCTAATAGGAGCAGCCATCTAATGGGACTTAACATAACTCCAACTCAGGCAGGATTGATCGCACTAAACCCAGTTATAGGGTTAAATCTTGTTGGCGCGCAGGCTTTAACCAAGAAAGCTGGGGATAAACTGGCCGGATCAATGCCTGGAAGAAGAATCGTTGAATTATCTCCGGAAGAAAAAGCTTTAGAGGATGCCTTGTACAAGGACTCTCAATTATCTGAAGAAGATTTGTTGAAGCAAGCAAGAGAAGGCGTTCCTGAAATACAGCAAGGAATAATTGGCGATTTACCAAAAGCATTAGAAGCATCTCAGTCTCAGCTTGGTGGATCTCTTCCTGGTGGATTTAGTGAAGCTTTATCAAACAGAACTAGAAGAATCTCAAATTCAGATTTATCTAAGTCTTTTGAGGCTCAGAGGCTAGCAGCCACTCAACAGAGAGCTAATAGATTAGGTCAAAGCGCTGGTGTTATTACGGCATCTCAAAACATGCAGATGGAAAATGCTATGAGGAGAGCTCAAGCTGTAGCGGCCCAACAACAAGCAAGGCAAGCTTTAGTTAAGGGTCTACTCGGAGCTGGAGGAAATATAATTGGTGCATCTGCCGCTAAACCAGCATCTGGTCCATCCTATTCCACTCCACAATATGGCAATCAGAGTTTAAATAAAGCGCCCACTCAAGGGACTCAACAGCAAGCTTCTTACAATTACGGCAGACAATACGGTTAGGGGATAATATGGCAGATTACGCAGGATTATTGGGAGCATTAGCATCTGGGGTTAACTCTGGTATGGACTCTTATCGAACAGAAAGATCATATCAAGATGAAAAGAAGAGAAAAGCAGAAGAGGATGCATTAAAAAAACGACAACTAGCTATGTCCGAGTTTTCTGGTGGTGTTCAGTATGACCCTACCACTGGTGCTGTTTCATATAGACCAGAGAAGCTTGAAGAACAGAAGTATGACAAGGCAATTAAGAGAGCCGGTCTATTAAAAGATAATATGGAAATAGACGAGTCTGGTAATCCAATTATTAATGAATATGGAAAGCAATCAAGAGATTTAGATCTTAAAAAGAAACAAGCTGAGATTGGTAAGCTGTATGCTGAGTCCAAGGCAAAATTAGCAGAAGACAAATTAGGAAAGACTCTTCCAGCAACAGAAGTACAGTCGGCTGGTCAAGCTAATTCAGCAACAAAGGCTCTTGAAGATGTTAGATCATTAGTCAATTCAAATAAGGGGTTATTCGGCCCTATAGCTGGTCGAAAAGGATCTATACAGTCATTTCTAGGAATGGAAGGTGGAGTTCCATCTAGTCAAATAGAAGCTCAATTAGATCAAAGAGCTCAAATTATCGGAACATATCTTGAGGGTGGAAAACTTGCGGAAGGGGATATTCCTAAATACAAAAGAATGCTTCCTCAGATTAATGACAGACCAGAAATAGCGGAAGCTAAAATTAATTCTCTTCAAAGACTTATAGCTCAAAGACAGCAGGCAACGCTAGAAACAGCAGGGCAAGCTGGCTATAATGTTAGAGACATAAGAACAACTGGTATAAATCCAGAAGTCGTGAATCCTGGAGCAAATAAGGAAAACCTTAACGCTGGTCTATTAACTGCTCCAGTTCAAGCTGATACTATGCCAAAAGCTGGACAAGTTATTGAAGGATACACTTTTATGGGTGGAGACCCAGCAGTTAAAAGTAACTGGAGGAAGAAATAATGCCAGGCCCATGGGATAAGTTTCAAAAGACTCAACCACAAGAGGAACAGGGTCCTTGGAATAAATTTTCTGCTCCAGATAAACCCGCAGAAAAACCGTCTTCTCTAGGTGAGGATTTGCTAACAGCAGGACATCAATTTACTGAAGGATTAACAAACCTTGGTGGAGCAAAAGGGTATTTGCCTGAGGTTTATGCTGGTCTTGATACCGTGGTTGATCCAGTTGCTAAAAAGATTACCGGATTAATTAACGGAATAGAAATGCCTGAAGATAAAAGCACGTACGTTCAGAAGCGTGATGATTATAGAAAAATGTTAAACAAAGAAGAACAAGAGCACCCATATATTTCTACCGGATCAAAGCTTGCGGCTATTATCCCACAAGCTGTTGCCACTGGTGGATTAGCATCCGAGGGTGGAATGCTTGCTCGTATAGCTAGAGCTGGAGCTATTGGTGGAGCTGGTGGATTGGTAAGTAATCCTGGCGAAGTGGAGGGTGAAGTGTCTCCGCTTCAATTAGGAGAAAGAGTTAGACAAGCAAAAACAGGCGCTATAACCGGCGGCCTCCTGCAAGGCGCCGGAGAAGGCGTTGTTAAAGTTGGGAAAACAGCATTAGGAGTTGGTAAGTCAGGATTAGATTATGCCGGACAGAAAGCTCTTAAGGCTATGGGTATATCCAAGAGTGATCTAAATAAACTGATGAAACAGCCCGGAATATCCGGAGACTTCGAAAAGGTTCAACAGTTTGGTAATGACCTTGCTGAAAGTAAGCTTATTAAAGCAGGGGACACCTTTGATGATATCTACTCTAAGGTTCAAGAGTTTAAAGATAAGGCTGGCAAAAAGATCGGCGAGATATACAAGAACGCTACTTCCGCATCCGAAAGTATTCCGGCTGATATTAAACCTTCAGGCCAGGAAATTGGCTTGGAAGTTATGGATAAAGTTGGACAAAAGTTTCAAGGATTAACATCTGGTGGAGATGAGGCCGCAAAGATTGCGGAAGAATTTGCTACAAGATTTTCTAGAAAGAAATTTTTCAACCCAGAAGAACTTCAAAAAGAAATTAAGTACTTTGACAATGAGATGATTAATTGGGGGAGATCCCCTGTCTCGTCCGAGAAAGAGGCTGCTTACAGAACAATTAGATCTACTCTTCAATCAAAGCTTGATGGAATTTTAGATGGTCTTGAAAAAGCAGGAGTTGGTAAAGCATCTGATATTAAAGAAGCAAGAAAAGCATTTCAAATGGCTGCTCGTGCAAATGACATTGTTTCAAATCGAATGAAATCTGAAATTGGTAATAGGTTCTTTTCTCCTACCGACTATGCAATGGGTCTTGGTGGCGCTGCCACTGGGGTGATGGCTGGAAAAGATTTAGAAGAAAAATTTAAACTTGGAGCTCTTGGACTTGGCGCCGGTCTTCTAAATAAAGGGGCTAGAAAATACTCAAACCCCGCTCTTATGCAAGGTGGACTTCTTATGGATAAAGCTGCTCCAGCAATTAAGAAAGCATCGCAAGTCGGTTCTGGATTATTGGGGCCAAAGGCTATCGGGCAATGAACGAAGTACAATCAATTTACACCGGTAAGGGCATACTAAAAGACTCGTATGATCCGCAGAAGCAGCGCGACGCTATAACTGATGCGTTAGAGAAGAAGAGAAAAAAACTAGCGCAAACTAAGCTTGGGGTGGACAATTATCTCAACAGTACCGATGGTACAGAAATGGGGAATTATGGAAAACAAGAAACCTTGGGAATCTAAAACGGTAATTTTGAATTTGATCCTAGCTATTGCGGCAATTGTGTTTCCGCCTGCAGTAAAACTAATTCAAGACAATCCTGAATTAGTAGCTATTGCTTTTACTGGACTAAATATTGTCCTTCGTTTAATTACCAAAAAGCCAGTCAGCATCAGCTAGGGAGTCATTACTAATGTCAAAACTCTTGCCTCTCTTGTTGGTGCTATTGGCATCATGTAGCGTTAAAATAGATCCATCAATGCCAGCAGCAGAGGCGGGGGATCTTTCCGTCATACTGGGCGTTTCGGAAGAGATTAACTCTGGTTACGCATTCATTAGAACCAATTCAGGAACACCCATAAAAGAGACCTTCGATGTATTCCTTCCAAAGGTACCGGGAGAATATAGAATCCTAGGATGCGAAGGACTTGAGTCTGTTGGCTCCTTTGGAGACAGCGGAGATAAGATCACAGTGCCCCTAAAAGAGCTTGTACCGCACGAGAGATGGCCAGAGCAGTATCATTGTGAGATACAGTTTCTAGCCAAAGCTAGCGGCGAGGCAGGCGGCAATCCTATAGACATAAAAGCCTTCGGTATTGTAAGAGTCCTTTCATTAAAGTCGGGATACAGCGTGTTACCATTGGACAGTCCTTACGCAGCATGGAAGAGAAAATACAAGGGGCAAGAGCTTACCTATTCTACTGCAGGAAGATCTGCGGTTGAGGTTAAATCAAAGTGATTGGATCTATCTTAACCATAGTTGGCAGCATTCTTAGTTTGTTGGTGATGTATTTTGTTAAAAAGGCAAAGGACGCTCAGCAAGAAAAAGAGAGACTTGAAAGAGAGATTTCAGTCAGGGAGAAGGCTGAAAAGGAACTTGTGGAAAAATACAAGGCTGCTCAAGCTGAATTAGATCTCAAAAAAAAAGCCTCGGAAGAGTTCTTCCAGTGAAAATCTGCATTGATCCTGGGCACGGGCAAGATCCCGGGGCCGTAGGACCAACTGGGCTTAAAGAAAAAGACGTAGTTCTTGAAATATCCTTGCAGCTTAAAGCTATTCTAGAAAGAGAGCTTGGCTGCATAGTTGTCATGACCAGAAAAAGAGATGAGTTTGTTTCATTGCATGATAGATGCGTAACAGCCAGGGGATGTGACCTAATGGTGAGCATCCATTGCAACGGCAGCACTTCCAACGCTCAAGGCATGGAAGTTGTTTACTCGGACGTTAATCCATCTAGTTTGAAGTTAGCAAAAATTCTAATTACTAAGCTTATTGATGCGACTCACACAAATAGGGGCGTAAAGTTAAGTCCTAGCCATGATTATCCTAAAAAGATTTACGTTCTACACGGTGTTAAGATTCCATCTGCATTAGTGGAGTGTGAGTTTATAACAAACAGTGATCAAGAGGCTTGGTTAAAGAAGGATGAGACTATTAGCTTACTGGCAAGAAGGATTGCCGATGGACTTTCAATTTTTGCTCTGGAATTGATAAAGCCCGCAAGTCACCTTCCTTCTTAAGATAAGTTAAACAATTCTTAACCCTTCTTTTAAAAACATAAGGTGTTTCAGGGCAGCTAACTAATTCCACATAGTAATCTATGTTATGCCTTACACGATCTAGAAGCAGTGAACCATTGGCGCATTTATAAGTGTAAATAGAATCAGGTTTTGGCGGCTTACGTTTATGTGGCATAATCAGATGGTATGTTAAAAAGAAAAAAACCGGAAAAGAAAATTCAGGATCAAATAGAACAATATGCCAGGCTAAAAGGGCTTGTAGTTTTTACGGTAGACTCCAAAGGGGTCTTTGTTCCTGGAGCTAAAAGATTTGTTGCAAGCAAGACCACTAAGGGAGTGTCTGATCTCATAATGTGCAACAACTGGGGGCAGTTCATAGCCGTAGAGGTCAAGGCAAAAGGCAGGAGATCGACGGTTAAGCCTGAGCAGTTTGATTTCCTGGAATCAATAATTGAAAGAGATGGTATTGCTATAGTTTCTGACAGCCTTGATTCATTTGTTGATACATACAATCTATCTATGTCTTTTAAGTTATCTAATAACCACGATGGACTTAAGGCGTTTTTAAGGAAGTGTCTACCTGCGAGGCCAAAGTCGAAGATTTAGCCTTGCGAATCTTAACACATTCCTTGCAGGTTTTGTGAATACCATTGCGACAGCTACTCGAAACATGGAATTCGCCACGGTTCTTTTCCTTTTTGCAACATACACAAACCTGACTGAGAACTTGCGGCTCACAATTATAATACCTATAATACCTAGATCGACGTCCTGCCATACATGGATTGTATATAGTCCATATCATCGCTATCAAGTAAAATTCCACGCTTTATGAACTCTTCTTTGATCAAATACTCTGCGGTATTTGGGTACTTCTCACATGCCTCATAAAGAACCGAGAAATTATTATTGGGAGCATGTAATTTGTACTTTACCATAAGTTTAGAAACTATACGAACATACCACGGAATCTGCCTAAAAGAACCTTGAGGACATGTTATGCTAATCATTTTGGTTGATTAATTCATCATAAACGATTAATCAAGTGGAATGAAATTATTAACAGTTAGTGAAGCAGCAAAATTACTAAAAGTTACAGAAGGTTGTGTAAGAACCTGGAAACAGAGAGGATTTTTACCGTGTGTTATGCAAGGCCATAAAGTTAGGTTTGAGCACTCGGTTCTTACTCAGGTGAGGGTACAGTTATTGAATAAGAAAAGGAAAAGAGGGTAATATGGAAATAAGTGAAGAAGTGTTGCAGAAAATAAAAGACGTACTATGTCCTGAAGAAGACTGTAAGTGTGAACGAGATATTAGAATCGTGATCTTGCAACGTGGATGGGTTATGGTTGGTGAGTATGTCATATCGGAAGACGGGATACATAGATCATTGCTGAAAGGTTACAACATCCGAAACTGGGGAACGACCAGAGGACTTGGTGAGATAGCTATGAATGGACCCACCGATAAAACAGTACTAGATCCAGTGCCAGAAGTTGAATTCCATGAGCTAACAGAGATTGCGTCACTCAAGTGTAAGGAGTCTAAATGGAAAAAACTAATCAAGTAATGATTGGTGATTTGTCTCAATCATCTTACTGCAACGGCTACGGCGACGGCAACGGCTACGGCTACGGCTACGGCAACGGCAACGGCTACGGCGACGGCGACGGCAACGGCAACGGCGACGGCAACGGCTACGGCGACGGCAACGGCTACGGCTACGGCAACGGCGACGGCAACGGCAACGGCGACGGCTACGGCAACGGCGACGGCAACGGCAACGGCGACGGCTACGGCTGATGACCAGACTCCTCCGTAACCTAATCATAGCCAACCTAATCCTACTATGTTTCCAGGTATATTTTGCAATCAACCTGATCAAGAACAGATACAACCTGGAGTCAGTGTGTTTGAGTTATTTGAAGAGATGATAAGATGAACAAATCATTTTTCGTAGGCGACAAAGTCACGTGGTGCGGTGTTGAGGGTGTGGTTGCTTATATAGATCATGCGTCCTTGCTTGCAGAATTTAATAATGCCAGTGTTGGGTTCTGTCTTGATGGTAAATCGCACTCCTGGCACAAAGAACCATCCTTGTTTCATGTGGAGGGTAAGGTGTCACAGCCGCAGCATGGGAAAGAAATATGGAAAGATCCGCTCGGTGTACAACCCGACCGTATTGTTATTACACAACTTGATAAGAAACCAACCCGCAAGATCGAGCACTGGGAGCATGTGTGGTTGGATGACGATGGCGAAATAGATATGTTACATACAAGAGAAAATTGGGATGAATTTAATAAAGGCGTATATAAACCTATTAGAAAAAACCACCTACGCTCCACGCTCCTGGAAATTTTTGAAATTGAGGATGTATGACTAAAAAACAATATAAAAAAACATCACGGTCACGGTCAGGGTCATGGTCACGGTCAGGGTTAGGGTAAGGGTTAGGATCAAGGTTAGGGTCACGGTAAGGGTTAGGGTCATGGTCACGGTCAGGGTCATGGTCACGGTCAGGGTTAGGGTCACGGTTAGGGTCACGGTTAGGGTCACGGTTAGGGTCACGGTCAGGGTCATGGTCACGGTCAGGGTTAGGGTCACGGTTAGGGTCATGGTCAGGGTTAGGGTCAGGGTCAGTGTCATGGCCATGGTCAGGATCAGGTTTAGTAAAATAAAAGGAGATCAAAATGAAGAAGTACATTGTTGAGGATAAGGAAGAAGGATTTTTAAAACTAATCGGAGAGCGGATTACAATCTTTTGTAATAGTTATATCTACTGCGGAAAACTAATAGGAGTGAATGACACCTGCGTTCTTCTCGAAAAAGCAGAGATCGTTTATGAGACTGGTGGTTTTGATTCCAAGGAATGGGAAAACGCGCAGAAGCTTCCACACAATTGGTACGTGCAAATGAGCGCCGTTGAGAGTTTTGGAATTTTGAAATGAACACCATAGAATCATGCAGCGGTTATTGCTTGGTTTTGTTTGGGAGATAAATGAAACGTAAGGAATGCGCCGATCATTTATGTTCAATAATCGCTTTTGATAAAGATTATAAAGGTACAACCGAAGACGCCGAATATTTAGCATATAAGATTTTAGATTACCTTGAAATCGCTATCGGTATGCTGCCACCTAAAAGACCTAAGCTCATAAACAAGAAGCTGCGCAGTGGCGTTATCACACATTGCAAACTGATGGTGCCTGAATGGGAGAAGGAATGAATCCAAGATATCAAACCTGGCAATATAAGTTAATCAATTGGTTCTTACTAACTTTCATATCGCCTATTAAGTGGAACTCAATCAAAGCTTTGTTCAATCGAGGTATTTACTGGGATTTGAAAGAGTCAGACCATGATTACTTGAGAACAAATTTAGCTAAGAACTATTACGTTATCTTGATAAGACGTAAGACTCATCTAACTACCTACTTTATAGGTTTAGCAAGTTGGCTCAAAACTGGCAAGTGGGGTTACTGGAGTCATGCTTTGATGAATGTTGATGATGGTAATATCAGAAACGATAATGACTTTAAGCTAATGGAAGCAACTGGATCTGGTGTGCATTTTAGCACTTTCATGGAAGTGTTTGATTGTGACTCAGTTTGTTTGCTAAGGCCGAAAGGGTATACGGATGAAGACTGGGTCGAAACACTTGATTGCTTGTTGAAACAAGAAGGAAAATTTTACGATAATCTTTTCGATGTGGCAGATGATAGTCATCTATCTTGTGTGGAGCTTGTTCGCAGGGCTCTGCAGAATGATGATGAGTACTCTACGAAGTTTGCCAAGTTTGAAGAAATGATCAAGAAGAGTAATTTAGTGCCTGATATGTACTATAGCTGTGATAACTTTGAGATTGTATGGGAAATTAGACGTTAAAAGTTCATCGTAGTTATATGTAATGGCAAGGGACTGAAATATGACAGAAAATAAATTCAGGAGTGAAATTAAAGACTATTTAGATAGAAACGTAGATTACTCGGATGGATTTCGTGGAATACTTGCTGACGATTTGATGATCTTAATATTTAAAAAGCTAAAAGCCTTACCACCTAAAAGAGTTAAACTTATTAACAAGAAGCTTAGAGAAGTGACCGTCAGGTATAAGTTAATGGTACCGGAGTGGGATAAAGAATGAGCCTTCCAATTGGTAATGATATTCATTTTAAATGCGACAAATGCAATAACACAAAAGAAATAAAGAATGATAACGCAATTCTTACACTTGAAAACGACTGGTACTGTAGAATTGGTTTTTTGATGTGTAAAGAATGTTACGATATAGAAAATGAACCATAGAAAGCACTTTACTCAACCTTAAAATAGTACACCATTAATTATGAACAAATATAATTAATGGTATGGCAGATCACAGGATACTTGTTATTCCGGACCTCCACGCACCTTTCCATTGTGAGAAAGGTCTTCAAAACATAATAAAATACGCTAAAAAACACAAGCCCACGCACATTGTACAAATTGGAGATGCACTAGATCTGTTTGCATTTTCTAGATTTGCAAAATCACTTAACGATAGCGAGATGACTGCCAAGCAGGAATTATTTGCCGGAGTTAAAATAATTGGAAGAATGTGGAAGCAGCTTCAAAAGGATAATCCAAGGGTTCATTGCTTTCAGATGAGGGGTAACCACTCGGCTAGACTAGATAAAAGACTTGAGGAATCTAATCCAGAGTTATGTGGTATAGTTGATCTATCTGGTATTTGGAGATTTCCAAAAGTTAATACTATCTATAATACCAGGCAAGAGCTCATCATTAATAATATAATGTTCATTCATGGATATAGATCAAAGCTTGGGGATCATACTAAGTATAATCATATGAGCGTTGTTCATGGTCATTGCCATAGACCTGGCATTGCTTACATTCCTATTAAAGGAAAATCCTTATTTGAGATGGACGTTGGTCATTGCATAGATATTAAATCGATAGCTGTTAGCTACATGCCACAAAAGACAACTAACTGGACGAAGAGTTTTGGTTGGATTGATAAGCATGGACCGCGAGTTATATGTCTTGGATAAACACGAAGGTTAGAAAGACCGGAAAGATTAACGAGCATCGAGCTTCTATTAATTTGGAGTATGTAATTTATGTCGGCGAATCCGCAGAGGGACTTGCCGACTTTTATTTAAGCAGCGAAAACTGGCTTTGTAGTACAGATATGTATGACGATATTGTTAAGAGGTTAGAGGAAGAGGATTACGAAGAAGAATCTTGAGGTTTATTGCAGTCTCTAAACAGGACTGTAAATTTGCTTTCCTCTTCTTCTGTTATCCATTCTCTCATTTCATCACAATTGCAGTCTTTTTCAAACATGACATGGTCTCCAAATACATGCTGAATAGACTGGCAGACGCATCTTCTAAAATGTTTATCATCGTCCATAGTTGTATCCATTGCTGTTAGAGTTGTAGGTTGTATCCTTGTGGTATCCATACTGAGAATCATTGTTGTCGTGGTTGTATGTATTTTGATGAGAAGGTTGAGGCTCTGATCGATAGTATCCATTTACTTGAGTCCCGTCATGGCGAACATAAGGGTTAACGTACTGGTAGTTTCCACCGTTTCCGTACGCAAACGCATTAGCAGATACAACCAGAGCAAGAATAATCTTTTTCATAATCACCTCGTACCCTGATTATAACTCTAAGCATTATAGTATTCAACTAAACTGGTAAAGTATTATTACCTGTATAACTATTTGTCATATACGGCCAAGTATTCGAGAGCTTGTTTAAGGAACTTCTCCATTGGGGGGCCTTTCTTATCTAACCCATTAGCCCATTGGAAGCTTTTACGAATACTTTTAGGTCCAATTAGGTCAAAGGTTTTACCTTTATCAGATCCGAACGGCATTACATATGTGCCAGGATCGACACTGTCTACAGGACTATCAATCTGAGCACCTGGAAATTCATCGAGCACCTTCTGAACTACAGGATCTCTTTTAATGATCTCTTTCTTCTGTGCTACCTTGAAAGTCTTAACCCGTTGAGCTGTTTCTTCAAATACATCGGGTAAGGACAAAACATGATCTAGCCTTTCCTTTTGCTGATCTATGATCTGTTGAAGAGACTCTTCTTCTTCGGGGCTAAACACGCTGGCTGGAGATAAGTCCACCCCACCTTTTTCTTTAATTTGGTGGGATGGTATTTTGCTAGCCTCTTTTGGGGGTTGTATAACACTTTTAAGGGGTTCTTCGGGTTTTTCCAGCTCCAATAAGAAGTCCTTGTCATACAGACTATTACCGAACTGGTTACCAAACGTTCTAAAGCAGCGCTTAAGAGCATCAGATACTGCGCCCTTCACTGCCATTCCATCTGGATCAGGAACGATTGTAGGGGAAATATTGTGGCCCGAGCCCACATCTTCTCTAAACACGTCCCCCACCTGAACTCTGATATGAGCAGTAGCTACAGTTTCAGTTACTTGCTTGTTGTACTTATTGGTAACTTCATAGTGCTTAGTGTCTATATTGTTGATTGAGTAGCTCCAGTTGTCATAACCAAATATTCTATTAGCTTGCTCGATCACGAACCATGTTTCTAGATAAGAGAGTTTCATGCCACGAGAGCCTTCTCGATGAGCGATGTTTTCTTTATCAATTTGCTTATCTAAACATTCAATTATGTCTGTGGAAAACTTCATGGCAATATTATCCTCGAACTCTCTTTTTCTTTCTCTTTGATTGCTTCATCTAGATGAGGGGCAATAACAGATCTGCAAATGGTTAGTATTCTTCTCAGATTATGTTCATCGTATTTGATCATTGTTTCTTGAGCCAATGCAGCGATCTTAAGGAAAGCATCAGTGAATCCTAGTCGGAATCTTTTCATGTTTTCTATTTCTTCTCTGATTCTTTCTTCTGTATATTCTTCGCTCATGTTCTGTTCTCCAGTAAGGAGATCTTGAGATTAAGATTTTGAATTGTAGATTTTAAGTGCTGAACTTCATTCTTTAGAATAAGAGCATCTACTTCAGTTACTGTCCGTGGATATGACTCAACTACCCTTACAGTTGTAGTATCTGTGTAATAATCTTTAGCAACGCCTAGCACATTTTCCCTTAACTGTTTCTCTTTATCTGCTCTGTATTTGAGCGATTTCTTAAAATAAAGCGCCTGTTTCATTGCTGCTTCTTTTAGTAGTGTCTTCTTGTTCTTTGATCCTTTATTTCTAGCCATACTTTCTCCTTCTGATTAAAAGTTGATTAATCATGTTTGGTAGGTTAGTCAACGTATAAAAAGGAGCTAAATGCCAAGACACAGAATGTTAACTTTTGATATTTGGACAGACGCTAAATACTCCAATGTAAGCCATGCAGCAATGCTACTTTCCTTGGCTATGTTGAGCTACTGTGATGACCGTGGAGTGATAGAAAATGACATAAAAATGTTGTCGTATATTGCTCCAAGATTCAATCGAAACAAGATCGAAAAGTTACTAAATGAATTAGTTAGATTCGATTTATGTCGTCTATCTTTTGATAATCGATTCATTTTGATGACCAAATTCACTTCACAAATCATCAAAACAGTAAAGATAGAAAAGGTCACCCTTAATGAATTCCAGAACATAGAGTGGAAAACCATAGTTGGTGATCCCGGAAATAAAATAAAACAAAATAAAATAAAACAAAATAAATTCCTTACGGGAGACAGTAAAGTTACAAAGGAAAAACGGACTGCGTCCGGAGCTTCTGGCAAGCAGAAGACTCCTTCTGAAATTGCACCGCTAATTGGATCATGGGTAGAGGCATGGAAATCAAGATACAAAACTAGACCACCGATAGGCGGCAAAGACCGAGGCATATTGCTTCGACTGCTAAAAGACTATGGGCTGGTTAGGGTCCAGAATTTGATGAGAGCTTACATCGACATGAATGATCATTTTTACTTGACCAAAAGACACGACCTTGTTACACTTGAGGCCAACATTAGTGCTGTGACCGCTAAGCTTGATTCTGGAATAACAATCTCAAGGAAAAATGCCATCATGGCAGAAGATTTTAGTACTCCTGCGATAAACCCCAATTTCGTCGCACAGCAAAAGATGCTTGACGACGTTGAGAGATTTGGGCAAGAGCAGGCCAGAAAACTTGAGCAGCAGAAAATGCTAGAAATGGAAAAGCAGAATGAGTTTTGGCAATTATCAGAACGAGAATCAGAAGATAGCGCCGGACAATACTTTCCTTTTGAGAGCGATGAAGAAGCTCAACGAGTACTCGACGACGAAACGGCGAGAGATTAGCGATATTTTATCAGCGATGGGTTTATACTACGGCCGAAATATCTCCGAACAAATAACTTTATGGGCCGCCGATCTCATTGATCTTGAAGTAGAAGATCTTGCTGCAGCAGTAATCAAATACCACAAAACAGACCTCACAAACAAAATGCCAGGCCCAGGTCAGCTAAGAAATCTTGCAATGAGAGAAGCAGTTAGACGCACAACCGCTCAAAAGAAAGACGTCAAAGAAACAGAATTCACCCCAGAAGAAATGAAACTTAATGCGGAGAGGCTTAGATACCTGATAGAGAACGTAGGTAAAGGAAAATGGACTCGGCCGATAGATTGCCATTGGGTAGTGGCTCCCAAATGCCGTATATGCCTCGACACTGGGATTGTTTTTGCTTTTAAGGGGAAAGCCAGCCTGAAGTTTAAATGCGATTGTGGGGCATCCTCGAAGGTGGTGGGTACTATGCCTAATTTTCCAAAAGGAATTGAACTTGATGACAGTATCACTATCCAGACTTGGGGAGATTTGAATAAGGATCCACAATTCGTTTAATCAACGATACTTGACTTATTGAGTAAATTGTGGTGTGTTTAAGGTCCTAGGATGTTTATCACTGTGGGGACTAACGGCATCCCTAGCTAAGAGTCCACTAAGTGACGTGATTTGACAAATGCTAATACACATTCTAATCTGAATCAATCATGGAAGGTAAAAAGCCTGGTCAGCCGACCAAATATAAACCAGAGTACTGCGCACAACTAATCGAGGATATGCGCCATGGGTACAGCTTCCAAGCATTTGCTGATGCGGTTGATGTTCATATTGACACTTTGTATGAATGGTTGAAAGTCCATCCTGAATTCTCCGAAGCCTATAAAAAAGCACATGCAGCAAACCTGCGTTTTTGGGAAGGTGCTGGCATCAACGGAATGAATGGAAATGGCTTTAATGCTGCTGTTTGGATGTTCAACATGAAGAACAGACATAAATGGCATAATAATGATCAAATCAAAGTGGATGCTTCAAGTATTAACAAGACTGAGGAAGTTCTTTCACAAGCGAAAGACGTAGCTGCTGAGTTGGTTAATGTAGCACTTGCGCAATTTAATAAATCAGAAAACAATTAATAATGGACAATAGCGTTGTGATTGCAATAGCTGGATCTTTATCTAGCGTGCTTGTTACTTGGGGTATGGTTACAGCTAAGGTAAAACGCTTAGAGGATGATCTAAGAGAAGTAACATCACTCATACGTCAGATTGAGTTATCTGGTAATGCTAGACAGCTTGAATCAGAAAAACGATTAGCGGGTCTTAATGATAGCTTTGTTACCCTTGAACACTTTAGGGAGACTATGAGTCAATTCAGAGCTGATTATAAAGAGCTTAAAGATGACATTAAACAGGTGTTAAGATTGCTCAATGAACCTGCACGCCACAATTGAAGAAAAGATAAAACAATTTCCAAAAGAATATCATAAGGAAATACGCAAACAATTTCTTATACAGTTATATAAGAAATCACTATTCCACACCTTAAATTCTTTGCTTGGATATAAGGATGTTAATAAGAGAACTCATGGTGAAATTATTAAAGTACTTGAGTCTGAGAGCACTCGTAAGCTTATTGTGTGTCCGCGTGGTGCATTCAAGTCCACAATTGCAGTGGTTGGTTATAGCATATGGAGACTTATCAATAATCCCAACCTTAGGATCATGGTCGATTCCGAACTCTACACCAACAGTAAAAACTTTATCCGAGCTATTAAACTACATTTAGAAGATCCAGCATTCGTTGAGCTATTTGGTGATTGGAGAGGTCCTGTTTGGAATGAAGGTGAAATCATCATTGCAGCTCGTACTACAAACCTTAAGGAAGCATCTGTGCAAGCTGCGGGCATGGGCACCACAAAAGTCGGTCAGCACGTTGATGTTCTACTCGTGGACGACTTAAACTCTAACAATAACTCTCAAACACCAGAAGCATGTGAGAAGTGTTGGGATCATTTCAAGTACAACATGGCCATCCTTGAGCCAGATGGAACTGTTGTAGTAACTGCAACGCGATACTCCGAGAATGATCTCCCGGGTAAAATACTGAAGAGCATGGAACAACCGTTGCAAAATAATATGGGCGTATTATTGTAATCATACCCAAGGAGTGGTGATGGAAGATAATCAAGTCGATAAGGCATGGGCCGTTCTTACTATTCAAATTACTTCTCTAATTGAAAAGGTAGCAGCACTACAACGTGAAGTTGATCTTCTTAAAGATCAAATCGACATGTACTGGAATCCAAAAATTTAAGGAATAAAATGAAAGATAAGATAAACGCCATCCTTGACAGTCTCAAGCTCAACGATAATTCACCGGAAGCAATCATCAACATCATGAGAGAGTTTAAAGAAGAAGATGCCTATGGTGTTGTTAAGAATCAGCATCTAATTGGTAATCCTAAAGTAATCATCGATATCGGTGCTCACGTTGGAATATTCTCAATCCTTATGAGCAAGATTTATCCTGATGCTACCATCTACGCTTATGAAGCTATGCCTGACACTTATTGGAATCTAAGACGTAATCTTGAAGTAAATGGATGTAATAACGTTCATCCTTACAATCTTGGTGTAGTTGGTAGCTCTGGAAAAAAGACAAGGCTTGTGGCTCCCAAAGAAAATAGTGGTGGTGCAAGCATTGTGTTTGCTAATAATCATGATCCGGCAATTCCGTCTGTTGATTCAGTAACTCTTGATGAAATAGTGGGAGCGTCTCATGTGGATTTCATGAAGATGGATGTGGAAAGAGCCGAGTATGAGATCCTTCATAAGTTCACTAAATGGGATCAAGTAAACTACTTAGCTATAGAATACCATAAACCTCTTCCAGTTCCAGGATATGTGGATGACATGCAATACTCACTTGTCCACAGGTTTTCAGAGTATGTGGAAAGGCAGTGTCCTAACACTCATTTATGGACCAATAATATTCACGACCTTTGTTATAAGTAATTTAGTCAGATTTAGAATTGATGGACATGTTTGGTGATGTGATTCATCATTAAGGCAATAACGATTAAAGGAGATCTAGGATGGCTAGTAGAGATTTTGCCCAAGACGTAATTTCTGGGAAGTTTTTCGTAGGATTAAGCTCAATTATTGGTTTATCATTAATCGCAGGGCAAAATTCTATCCTTGTTAAGTATATTACTGGTGGCTCTCTTGAAATTGGTGGGGCAACACTTACCTGGGGAAAAGGTTATCTTATGGATACCGGTGCTCTTGGTTTCAACTCTGTTGGTAGTCTTTATTTTGCCGCTACAGGTGCGACGGTAACGGTTCATTACATTAAAGGTACAACAGCAGGTTAAGGGGTAATCTATGTCTATTATCGGAACAGGTATCATCACGTCATTAGGTGGAGCTGGTGGAGGCGGTGGCGGTGGTGGTGGAACAATCACTGGTGGTACTAACTTAGGTACTGGCGCGACTGTATTTGCTCAAGCTAGCGGCACTAATCTAGAATTTAGAACTATCGGAGTTACTTTAGGTATAGGTGTTACTCAAAGTGCTACCGATATTACTCTTTATGGCGCAATGAATGGGGCTAATTTAGGCTCAGGTGCCACATTATTTGCTCAAGTTACTGGTGCTACATTTGAGTTTAGAAGTATTGGTGCAACCAATGGTGTTGGTGTTACTCAAAGTGCTACTCAGGTTACTCTTTATGGAACTCAAACCAACTCTGCGCTATTCGGTGACGGATCTGATGGTGCTACCACAATTTCTTCGAATGCGTCTCTGTCTAGAGATACAATGTTTAGTTCTTTAACTGTAAACAATGGAATAGTTTTATCAACAGCAGGATTTAGATTATTTTGCGCTGGTACTGTTACTTGCGAAGGAACTATCAGAAACAACGGAAATACTGCTACTAGCTCAACTGGTGGTGGCGCTCCTTCTACTGGATCTATCGCGGGATCTGGCGGTGGTGGTGGTAATGGAAGTACGACCAATGGTTCTGGTGGGGGCGCAAGCAATAATGCCTCTGGTGGTGCTGGTGGTAGTGGTGGAACTGCTGGTGGTGGATCTATTGGTGGTGGTGGAGCTGCAAACGTTCCATCTGCTATATTAGGTGGAACTGTTGCTATTAGAACTCTTCCTTCATGTATTAGTGCGCTTCTACGAGATGGTTCAACCAAATACACTGGTGGAGCCGGCGGTGGCGGTGGTGCTGGTGATACATCTGTTGCTGGTGGTGGTGGTGGATCGGGCGGCGGAATTGTAATTATAGCCGCAAAGATGCTTACTGGATCTGGAACAATTCAAGCTAACGGTGGAAATGGATTCACACCTGCTTCTGGTAACTCTGGAGGTGGTGGCGGTGGTGGCGGTGGATGTGTTGTTGTTATTACTGAAAACGACACTACGGCTACATCGTTAACCATTCAGGCTCTTAAAGGAACTGGCGCTGCTGGTTCTGGAACTGGTGGAACTGGTGCTGATGGATCTAATGGAAACGTGTTTAGAGTAAGAACATAACAAATGGGGGCCATGGATGGCGCAAAATATTTATAACTTTTACGGTATTGGTGGCTCTACGATTATTTGGCAGTTTGCTGCTGGGGCTACCACATCCCTTCCTCAGAATATTAACTTTGCAAGCTTTGTTGTAATATCAACGCCAGCTAACTTTGATTCTTTATCTGGTCAAAACACTCTTCTTTATGGAATGGGCTCTGATGGGGATGTAACGGTTAACACAACTGTTACTCTTACTTCTGACATGTACTACAGCACTTTAAATGTAGGATTATCTGGCGTTATCAATACGCAAAACTTTCGAATATTCTGTAGGGATTACTTGAATAATAATGGAGTAATTCAGTGTAATGGAATCAACGCTAGTGATAGCACTGGTGTTTCTGGTGTTCCAACTGGAGTATTTGTTGGAAGTGCTAAGGGTGGCAATGGTGGAAACTTTGCTGGGTCTAATGGCACTAACCCTCTTTATGGATTTGGCGGAAACGGTGGTAGGGGCGGAGCTGGCAGCTCTGGTTCTAGTGGTGGAACTGGTGGAGCTATTACTTCATTGAGCGCTGTTCAAGGTGGTACGTATTTAATTCTTAATCCATTTCAAGCTGTATTGGCTTGTGGTCTAAAGCTAACCACTGCATTCACTGGCGGCGGTGGTGGTGGCGGCGGCGGCGGAGATGGAGGCTCAACATTCGGTGGTGGCGGCGGATCAGGTGGCGGCATCGTAATGGTGTTTGCTAAAAACATATTAGGCCAAGGAACATTTAAGGCTGTTGGTGGTAATGGCGGAGATGGAGCAATAGGAGATCCTGCGGGATCTAGTGGCGGTGGTGGTGGCGGAGGCGGTGGTTTAATTGCTCTTTACTCCAATAACGATACGTCATCCATTGTTTGTAATGTATCACCTGGTGCTGGTGGTGCTCGTGTGGATGATAGCTCTTTTGTTGGGTCGGCTGGTTCTACAGGGATGGTAATTAAAGTTTACGGAATTCCATCATGAGTCAAACGCTTTACACGTTTTATTCTATTGGATCTTCTTTGCCTGCTTTTCAAGTAGCGGCAAGTTCAACTCTTCAGATTCCTAATGGTATTTCATTAAGCCAATACACAATTACAACTCAATCAGCTAATTATGATGGTTTACCTAGTTTTAATGATTTCTTTTTTGGAACTGGGATAGACGGTAATGTAACGGTAGATGGAGCTACAACTACTCTATCAAGGGATATGTACTATAACTCATTAACTGTGGGTATTAGTGGAACAATAAAAACAAATGGTTTTAGAATTTTCTGTAAAGAGTATTTAAAGAATGACGGATTAGTAGACAACTCTGCTAATGGTCAGACCGCTGGTGCCGGCAATGTATATGGTAACGGAATAGCTGGGGCTGATAGCTCTGACGTAAATGGTGAGGATGCAGCGGGAGCCACTAACAGTTATGGTGGTAACGGTGGAAATGGTGGTGGAAGTAATTTTTCCACTGGTGGATTAGGTGGAGTAACTGGAAATCCATTCTCGTATAAAGGCGGATCTAATCTTTATCAAAATGCAATCAATTGGATTCAAGCCAAAGTAGCTACAACCAACGAATCGTTTCAAGGTGGGTCAGGCGGTGGTGGTGGCGGTGGTGGTTCCAATGGTGAAGGTGGTGGTGGAACTGGTGGAGCAGGTGGTGGTGGCGGCGGCATAATTGTTTGCGCTGCTAAGAATATTTACGGACAAGGATTTTTTAGATCAGCAGGGGGAAATGGCTTAGATGGTAATGGTGGAGATATTGGCGGAGGCGGTGGTGGCGGTGGTGGTGGCGTCATTGTCTTAATCTCTTTAAATAATACGGAAAGTATTAATTGCAGTGCTATTGGTGGTAATGGTGGAAATCCTTGCTTGGCTGATGGTTCTGTTGGTGATCCAGGTAATGATGGAACTATATCAAGAATTTATGGATTTGGTTAATGTGGGAAATGATTTACGAGAAAGCAATTAGAGATGATGGTTCTCTTTTCTTTCCAGAACGATTAAGTAAAGAGTTCCTGGACCAACAGCATAAGATGCTTGGATCGTATATCTTCGCCAACCAATACCAAAATGTGGTAATTCCAGATGATGCCAAGTCGTTTAAAAAAGAATGGTTTAGGTACTTCGAAACAATACCTGCACCTACCAATACTTTCGTGTTTATTGATCCTGCTATTGGCACTGATGTACATAATGATTTTACTGCTCTTGTTGTTATAAAAGTCGATGAAGACAAGAAGTGGTATGTGGTAGCAGCTAACAGATATAAGATATCTCCTACTGAAATTGTTAACCTTGTGTTTAAAGCAAATCAGGTTTTTAAACCAATGGTTATAGGTATCGAAGAAGTAGCTTATCAAAAAGCTCTGCTCTATATGTGTGCCGAAGAGATGCAGAGGCGTGGTGAGGTTGTTCCAGTTAAAGGAATTAAACCAGATACAAGTAAATCAAAATCAACTCGTATATTGTCACTAGTTCCACGATTTGAATTCGGTAGAATATATTTTGCTCAAGGACTAACTGATCTTGAGATGGAGTTGGGACAATTCCCACGTGGAGCCCATGATGATTTGATTGACTCACTGGCTTATATGGATGAGATAGTTGTGTATCCTCAAAAGCCTGCTAAGATAATGACAGATCCAGCACCTAACGATCCTGGATATGAAAGCTGGTACATTAAGAACCTGCTAAAAAAGAACAAGGAGGCTTATGATGGCGAAAGCTATTAATCCCAATGAGACTTTGAAACCTGTAGATATGGGAGCTGTATACGGAATGTATCATCCAGAAGACATGGTTGTTTTGTCTGAAATAGATAAAGTTAAGTCTTTAGGTCTTCCATTTGAAGATAGGTGGGTAGAAGTAAGCCAGGAGTATATCGATCGGTATTTCCCAAAAGGAATTGGTGATCAAGGATACTGTATTGTTAAAGAAGTTAAGCTTTGCCTAAAGGGAACTAAAGAAAAGCTAGCAAATAAGCCTGTCGAAAATTTAGAAGATAGACTCCACGGCAATGTCTGATCCAATTATTATACTATTCCTATTGGCATTTATTGTTGCCAGGGAGGTTATTTTTTGGACAGCGACGCACAAATTACTTAATAAACTTATGAGTCGCAGTTACCATGAATATGAGATGGCGAAGACGGTTCAAGATACCGTTAAGAAGCCTGAAGTCTTTAAGGTTATAGAGGATGCGGAAGACTTGAGCGTTATGCGCGACTTTCTTTAAAGGAATATAGATGGACAATCCTATGGATGGGATGAAGATTTTCGGTGAGGATATTGAACAAGTGGACGACAAGCGCGTCTGCGAGTTCATTAAGAAGAAAATTGAGGAAGTCCGATCCTCTGGATCACGTGTAACTTTTGAAGGTCAAGTAATGACTAACATTGCTTACCTACTGGGGTTTGACAGTGTTTATTACGATACAACTTCCAGACAATTTAAAACTGTCGGACGCGCACATTCATATCTCAAACGAAATAGAATCCATGTTAATAAAATTATTTCACGAGCGCAGAATAGGCTCTCAAGGCTTCTCAAATCACGACCTAAGTATATTGTTAAACCAAATAGCAATGACACTGAAGACAAAGACGCGGCAAGATTAAGCGAACAAGTCCTAGAGATGATCTGGGAAAAAGAGAAGATGCCGGCTAGGCTCATTGATCTTTACATGTGGGTACAACAGGCTGGCCATGCTTATTTAAAAGTTTCTTGGGACCCAAACTTGGGTAACCTAATAGAAGATCCTTTAACCGGTGAATCTGAGTTTGAAGGTGACGTAAGAATCGATGTTGTTTCTCCTTTTGAGATATTTCCAGACCCATTAGCAAAGACTCTTGATGATTGTCGGTGGGTAGTTCAAGCAAAAGTTAGAAGCCTTCAATATTTTAGGGATAATTATCCAGGTATTGGTGATCAAGTTAAAGAGGAAGGCGCTTGGCTTCTAAGTGTTCAGTATGAACAACGAATTAACAATCTAACTGTGACTGGTCCAACCACTGGTATTGCTAATCAAATGAAGGATTCCGCAATCGAGCTGGTATACTATGAGAAAAGATGTAAAAAATATCCTAATGGTCGCATGATTATTTGCGCTAATGGAGTAAAACTAGAGGACAAGGAGCTTCCAAATGGAGAATTTCCGTTTGTTAAGTTCGATGATATTGTCATTGGTGGAAAATATAACTCTGAAAGTGTTATCACCCATGCTCGTCCTATTCAGGATCAGCTTAACCGTGTTATTAGTATGCGTGCTGCTTGGACTAATCGTCTATTGGCAGGTAAATATCTTGTGGCTCGTGGCTCTGGTCTACATGCCGAGCAGTTAAACGACCAATCTGGTGAAGTTTTAGAGTACAATCCAGTCCCAAACGCTCCACCACCAGCAGCAATGCCTGCTCCAGCAATGCCAAGCTATGCATATGAAGAGGAAAAGACTCTCGATGCAATGCTTGATGATATTTTTGGTATTAATGAAGCCTCTCGTGGTGTTCCACCTGGTGGAGTAACAGCGGCGATTGCTCTTTCTTGGTTATCTGAGCAAGATGATACAAGAATAGGGATTGTTGCTAGAAGAAATGAGCTAGCATTAGCCAAAACAATGCAGTTAGCTCTAAAATCTGCACAAAAGAATTATATCACTCCAAGAGTTTTGAAAATTGCAGGTCAAAACCTAGAATATACTGTTAAAGAGTTTGAAGGTCAGGACATGCGTGAAAACAATGACGTAATGGTCATTGAAGGATCGACACTTCCTGGATCTATCACGGCAAAACGAGACTTTATCATCACACTATTTCAACAAGGATTGTTTGGTAATCCTCAAGATCCAAGTGTTAGTCAAAAAGTTCTTAAAATGCTTGAGTTCGGTGATGTTGGTGAAGTTTGGGAAGACACGGCCCTTGATAGTAATCAAGTTAAGAGAGATATTGATAATCTTGAAAAAGGTTTTCCAATGGAAGAGGCTCACGAGCTTGATAACCACGAGATTCACATTAGAGAAAAGAATAGATATCGAAAAGGTGACAAGTTCTTAACCTTAGAACCATGGCAGCAACAGATTCTATTGACCAATATTGAGCAACACTTACAATTTGAATTAATGGCCGCAGGAGTTCAGCAGCCACCAGGTTTAGATGGTGGAGTGGCTCCGCCTCCTCCCGGTCTTGAACCAGGTGGAGTGCCTACACAAGGGGGGCCAGCATTAGATGCTCCACCTCCACCAGAGCCTGGGCTTTCTACAACTGATAAAGTCGCAGGTCAGGTAGATGAACTCAATCAGCAAACACAGGATCAATTAAATAGTCAGTTAAACGCAGGGGGAATGTAAATGAATAGTCCAATGCAAGATGCTTTGATGAAAAAGAAACTTGGAACAATCTCTCTTGATATCCATCAAGATGATAACGGCAAGTTAACAGCAGAGCTAAGCGATAATGATGAAGATGCTAATGGTATGGAGTTGGCTGATGAATCTATGGAGGACCAAGGTTCTCAAGATATCGTAAATGAAGTTACAACAAAGCCACAGGTTAAAAATCCTATGGCAGCTTCGGTAGATGACGATAAGGTTTCTGATTACGAAGCAAAATCACTTAAAGGAAAGGTAAAACTCGCGATGCAAAAAGCAAAAGCGATGAAATAGCCATAAACAGTTTCAAGGAAGGAATTTAGTTTCATGGAAGAGTTAACTGGACAGGCAACCGAGTCTTTTGGGGACTTAGGGACCTCTGGACAAGCTGATGAGGCCCCGGAGACAACCCAAAAAGCCCAAGACGTATTCGATCTGGATAAGTACACGAGTAAGGTCCGTTATGAAGGGCGCGAATGGGACCCGAAAGAACTCAAAAGCGCATTGATGAGGCAGCAGGATTATTCTAGGAAAACTGAAGAGATTAAGAGGGAGCGCGAAAGCTTAAAGTATCAAGCCGCTCTACCTTATGATCTTGAGAAACTTCGAGATAATCCAAGTTTAATTCAAGAATTCTTTAAGACATATCCGCCACAGTTTCACCAAATGGCGAGAAATATTCTTAGAGATGTTTTTGGATCTCAGCCAATGCAGCAAACTCAGAATCAGATTGATCCTCAATTAATGTCTCGTTTAGAGCAGGTAGAGCAAATGCTTCATCAAAAAGAAGTTCAAGCTCACGAGATGAAGATCGACTCATTGTTTAAAGAAGCTTCCAGCAAGTATGAGTATTTCAATGGTAAGCTAGCTGAAAATCTAGCTATTACTTATGCTCAACAACAACTGGCAAAGCAAGAAGAAGATGGCGTAAATCAGCCAACTATCGATGATAAAACATGGGGAAGAATCTTTAAGGCAGTTAATGATGAGATTAAGTCTGCTTATGAGGGTCGTGCTTCAAATAAATTTAACAACCAAAAGTCAGTCGGACAAAGATCTAAAGATATTGCAGCAGGTGGTGGAATACCAACTCAAGCACCTAAAGACGTAAAAACTCTTAAGGGAGCAAGGGAAGCAATGCTTAAGGATGCTGCCGAAGGACGCATTTAAAAAGGAGCGATTAAATGGCAAATTTAGTCCAGTCAATTACAACCGGTCTTGCCGAGTTGAAAAATTATTATCAAGGTCCTCTAAAATCTCAGTTCAATGATGATGTTCCTGTTTATCGTGGAGCAGAGAAAATTAAACAAGGATGGTCTGGTTATCAAGTGGTTCGACCATTGAAAACCAAACGTAACCAAGGGATTGGAGCTATCGCAGACGCGGGAGTTCTTCCAAGTTCTGGTTACCAAACAACTGTACAAGCGTTGATCCAAGCAAAGTTCAACTATCTTGTATTCGCTGTTACTGGTCCAATGATCAAGGCTTCTGCATCTGATGTCGGTTCGTTTGTTCGGTCCGCCAGTTATGAGCTCGAGCAAGGTTATGTCGATTTAAAAAGCGACTTGAACAGACAGCTTTCGTGGAATGGTAACGGAGCCCTTGCAACAGTTTCGGCTGCTGCATCTGGAACAAACGTTATTTCCGTAACAGGACGAGAAAGCACTGAAGCTGCAGACAAGTTCTTGGATATAGGTCTTGTTGTAGATATCTGGGATGCTACATTCACTACTCAAAAAGCTAGTGGTGTGACAATTAACTCGATGACTACAACTGGTCAGCCTGCGACAAGTGCATCGCTTACTCTATCGAGTGCGGTAACTGTTGCTGCTACAGACATTCTAGTTCGCTGGAATTCTTATGGTAACGAAATTCAAGGTCTATTGTATGCTCTAGACGGTGGAACATCCACAATCTACAACATCGATCGATCTGTTTCTCGTCAATACCAAGGAAACGCGATCAACAATCTTGGAGCACAATTGTCTTTGGATAAAATGCAATTTGCTTGGAACGAAGGAAAACGTCGAGGGGGCGCTAAATACTCTGCTATTTATTGCGACTTTGATAGCCAACGTTATTACCAGAAGCTTCTAACTGCAGATAAGCGTTACACCAACACTGTGAAAGGTGATGGCGGATTTGCTTCTGCTGAAGAAAGTTTCTTGGAATTCAACTCGATTCCTATTGTAGCTGATAAAGATTGCCCAACTCGCTTATTCTTCTTAGATGAATCTGCTCTTAAGGCATACGTGTTAGCAGAAATGGAATTCGCTGATGAAACAGGGTCCATGTACATTGCAAAAGCATCGCAAGATGCACTTGAAGTTCGAGTTCGTATGTTTATGAACTTGTTCAATGAGAAGCCATCTGCATGTTCAGTGTTAAGAAACTACATTAGCCCATAATTACGGAGGATATGGATGGATTTTCGGCTTAAGGAAGTAAACAAATTGGTTAAGTCATACGATAAAAAGCTTTACGCTGAACGGAATAAATTTAACAATCGAAAGATTCA